CTAACTAAAGGTATAATGATGTGGGATTATAAAACTAAATGGCAGTGGTATGATTTAAGAATCAGTATTGCCGCACCTGAATACCTACAGAACTTAGCTGATGATATTGAATACGGATTTTATAAACGAGAAGAAAAACAAGAAGAAAATGATAACAGGAGTACAACCTAAATTACTAGTTGGCTTTGATGATGAAGGCAATATGACACTAGATGAAAATCAAGCCGAAATGATGGGTTTAATTGAAAACGAATTCAATTGGAAACTAGTTCGTGAACGAGATGGTCTAACTAATCAGTCTAAAGAAGTAATGTGGTTGGAATGGAATGAAGAAGGTAGGTTTAAAGCCAAACATGACAAACCAGCAGTTGGTTATTCATTAATTATGTCTCCATTCAATCAATTCTTTACTTGGCAAACAACTTCTGTTACAGAAATTTTGGAGGAGCGAGAAGATTATATTAAATTTAAAACAAAAAATAGCAATTACGAGTTATTCAAACTATGAAAAAATACCTAATAATAGGTCTAGCAGCATTAATAATAGAGGTATGTTCTACATTTTATATTAGGAGTGTATCAGAGGGTGATGTACCAATGATGTTATTTTTTGCCTCCATTGGACCATTTTTAGGGTTACCATTTCTTGGTTACATGGTTGAATCCAAAACTTGGGGAGAACGAATTAAACAAGCCATAGCATCAAGTATTGGTTATGCTATTGGTGTTATGATAGTAATATATTTTATTAAATAAAAATGACTAAACGACTAACTAGAGAACAAAAACGAGAAAAAGCAGTTAAAGATTTGATTAATCAAATGTTTATAATTGCTGGTCATAAAGTTACTTATGATGATGTTTTGGGTGTAGAGGATTGGTTTAAAAAGTATACTATGACTGTTGAGCAAGGTGAGGAATTTAAAAAATGGGGTAAGAAATACCTTATGAAGGAACTTAGAATGTATGCTAAACGAGCAGAAAATGAAATGTTGTGGTTTAATCTACAGTGGGGTTTAACTTATTCTAATTGGGAAGAATATCATAAAATAAAAAATAATTAATATGAAAAAAACAGAAAAAATAATTACAGTATTAGTGGCTGTGGGACTTATTGCTTTAACAATTATAATTGAGACAAGACATTATAAACAAGATAAATTTTATGATCGTATTGATTCAACAATGGTAAAAGCAGATTCAGCATTAGTTAAAGCTCATCAATCTATTAAAACTACAGATAGTATAACTCAACTAATAAGAATGGAAAACCAAGAAATGATGGACGATATAAAATATAACCGTAAACTAAACAACATTGACTAATTTAAAGGATTTTATAACAGGGTTAATAGTTGGTATTATTGTTCAGATAGTAACATTCTTTCAACTTCAAGGACCTATTAAATGGTTGAGTTGGAATAAATACTACTGGCTATTAGTCCTCGCTGGAATTCCTGTTTCAATGGTTTGGATGTATTATGCTAAAATAATGACATCTGCGTTTGGAGGAACAATATGGCCCCAAAGACTAATTGGCTTTGCTATAGGTGCTATTGTTTTCGCTATTGGAAGCTGGTTAGTGTTTAAGGAACCATTAACTATAAAAACTATAATTTGTTTAATAATGGCTTTAGGTATTGTGGCCATACAAATATTTTGGAAATGACAAAAGAAGAATTTGAAAAACATAGACTTGAATGGTTGAAAGATTGGTCAACTAAATATAGACTAATGGATATTGATTTTGAAATGTATATGCTTATGAAAGGTGTCTCACCTGATGAGTATAAGCGTTTGAATGAGATGCCTGATGGAGATCTTAATAGTGATGATTGTATGATTAATAAGAGGTAACCTCTTGTTTGGCCTTGCAGGTCATGTATGTTATATTTATATTATAATAAAAAATAAAGGTTATGAATATTCAAGTTAAAGCAATCGAAAATTTAGTTAACAGTTTCAACGCAGGTAAAATTAATGAGGAAGATTTTTTCCGCGCAGTGAACAATTCAGTAAGAGTAGGATTGGATGATGTCCGTCGTATGAAAGCATTTAATGTTAAAAACGAAATCATGATTGGTGATATGGTTAAAGTAAATCACAAGAAAGTAGTTGGTCGTTCGTTCCGTGTTAGAGAAATCAAACGTGTAAAAGCAATTTTAGTTAACCCAATCAACGAGCGTGAGAGTTTTAATGTGCCACTTAGTTTAATTGAAAAAATTTAAGTCATGGATAAGTTTAGAGTAAATCAAGATAATTTCACTACAGGGTTCCAAATGGACTTTGATAATGGAGTTACTGTAAGTGTCCAATTTGGTAAGTTAAATGCTTCTGATGGTGGTAAAACAACTGCTGAGGTGGCTGTATGGAATAATGATAATTGGTTCGTGATGGATAAAATGAATCAATTAATTCCAGTTGAATCAAGCAGTGATGTAATGCCACGTTGTACACCTGAGGAAGTAGCTGAAATAATTAATCAAGCAAGTAAATTATAAAATAATATGAGTACAACATTTGCAATAGCATACGGAGATGAGGTAATAACAGTAGCAAGACGAGTGGGAGCAGGTGATGGTAAAGTAGAAATAACATTCACAAACCCACTCGCCGAATTGTTACCACCTAATACACCTGTGATGCCAACAGATAATACAGCGCAAGGTGTTAGAACAATAGGTGATCTAATATTTTTAAAACAATACGGAACATTTAAAAGCAAAGGATATTAAATAAGTTATGAATGAAAAACAAACACCAGTAGAGGCATTTGCCATAGCACTTTATGAAGGTGGTTATTTGCAAGGCAATGGAGATGAGATTCAAAAAATACTTAAACAATATAAATCAATAGAAAATAGCATATTTTTTTATTGGTTTCATAAAGGTGAAAACCATAATGATGAAAATAAAACATTTGATGAATATTATAACGAAACATACGGTGTCAAAAACAAATAAAATAACAAGATGGAGAATAATGATAAAAAAGAATTGATATACACACTATTATATTTTATAGGTGTGGTGGTAATGAGTGCATTGTTTATATGGTAAAATGGACTGGAGAGAAATAATGATATGGATATCCAGGTATTGGATCGGGGGGATGATAACGTTGATGTTCCTCGATACGGTAAATTGGATCACGGTGAAGGCAAATACGGGTAACGAACGGTATGAAAACTCACATCGGATAGTAATATTCCTATTTTGGCCGATAATGCTACTGGTGTTTATAATGAGTTGGATTAAACAGAAACTAAATAAATAAATAGATATGTTAGGATTAAGTATTTTTACAATTATTGTTTTGTTGGTGATGATTTATAGTGAGGTAAAACGCCCGACGGACAATAATAAAAACAACCGCATGGGGAGGAGATAATCCCTAATGCATGTGTGACAAGCACATATCATATGAATATCCAAATATTAATAGATAAGTATGGTATGTGGAACGAGTGTGATGTGGTGTATGGGACGAGTGTTAAGGCACATTAACCCCTTTTTTCCGCGAGGCCAAACTCTACACTATATAAAGAGAGATATACTTTTTTTAACAAGGGTTTGGCCCCCCGCGATGGGGATGTTATATTTAGATATAATAAGGAATTAAGGTTATGAAAAACATTATCATTGCACAACGAAACAGAGATTTAACAGTATTACAATTTGGAACTAATTTTGAAGCTGGTGAGGGTACTTACCGAGTAATTACTAAAGCTAGAGCTGGATACATGGTATCAAGTGATGTTAAAGCTAAAAGTGCAATTGATGCGTTCCGCAGGTTCAAGCCTAAGGCGATCCAATCGATTGCGTTTATAAGTGAAAACAATTTCCCAATCACAGTATTTGCTCGTACCGGTAAGAAAATATTTGCAAGTGAATGTTTTTTGAGCCAAGTTAAAGTAGGAGACATCAACCAGGAACTTTACAATACAGCATTATACAATTCGTTCCAATACCAGGCTGTCAATGCTAAGTCTTGGGACAGTTTTGCTTACGTGATGAATGAGGAGGTTAAATAAGGTTTGGCCTCCCAAATCATAGATGTTATATTTAGATATATTAGAAATTAAGGTTATGTTTAAAAAATTAGATAAAGAAATGTTAGAGGCACTTGGCGGCGCGGTTGCCATAGTTGCGATGGGTTATTTGTGTTACTTTATTTTATATGTGTTTGGGTAATGGATAGTACACTTTTAGAATCAATGCTAAACCAATCCTCGGCCCTAGGAAGCCTGAGAGGAACAATAATTGGTGTTATGAAATCAGATGTTATCGATCCGATAGCGTTTAAAGTATTATATATGGGATTAGAGCGATCATATGCGTTAGAGAGCAAACCGATGAATCAAAACGACGTTGAAACGCTAAAACCGTTTGCTGAGAAGCTTGGTGTAGAAATTTAAAACCTTTATTTCCTTATTTATTATAGCGGTGGTACACCTTACGGTGTACTGCCTGCGTACGTACGTACCGAGTACGGTGTTAATACACACTATATACCACGTGCGTTGTTATCACTATACGTTTGGATATATGGGAAAAAGGACTTAGATTGATTTTTAGATCGTAAATAACTATAAACCCTCGACAAGTATATACTTATATCCCCACAATCAAATCCCAATTTCCATATAGGCAAATTTTTTAAAAATCCAAAGAAACCAAAAAGAAGAGAAAAAAAGAAGTTTGGCTATCGAAGAATATATACGTATATTTAGGTATATTAGAAATTAAGGTTATGAACAATTTAGAAAGCAAACTAATTCAGATTTTTTTAAGAATAGTATTTGTAGTAACTATTTTATTACTTATCACTTTCCCATTTGCAATAATTCCATTTTGGGAAGGATGTATTGTATTTTTAGGCATTATGTTCATAATCCAGTTTTTCTTATCATGTATTAAAGATGGAATTTTACTTATTTTTGACATCTTTAAATCATTGTTTGGCTCTCGAAAATAAGATTATTATATTTAGGTATATTAAAAGATAAAGGTTATGAACATTAAAAATTTAAACATTATTGGTATTTGTTTGTTAGGTTTGGCAATTTTTAGTTTGTCAAAAGGTTTAGGTGATGCTTTTTTAGTATTTTTGTTTCTCAGCTCTAGCATGTTTGGTGCAGCTCGTATGAAATCATTGATAGAAAAAGACATCAATATTAAAAAGTCAAATCTTAAGTTGGCTATCTTAGGAATTCTTTTCGGAGTAGTTTCAATGTTCACTTCAGGTGTGATTGAGCTTGTATGTAGTTTTGCTTTCGGTTCTTGTTTCGGATTGATTGGTGTTGCTCTAATGTTTGAAAAACGCAATGGATAAGAAAATCAAAGAACTATTGGATAGGAGAGATATTCTTTCAGAGATAGCAGAACAGCTATACGGTGACTTTTGGGTCACAAATGAAAAGTTTTATAACTCACCTACCGAGCTAGAGATGAGAGAAATTAGTTTTCAACTAATGGACTTAGGGTATAAAAATCCCGATATAAATGAAGACACAAAAGCCCTCGGACAAATTATTTTTGATGAACTTTACAATAAAGGAATTATTGATGAAGATGATATTCCTAATTGGTGGGAAGAAGATGATGAAGATAATGATAATTGGTTTGTATAAAAAGTTTCAACACTAACAAATTCCGCGTATGAGTAGATACCTCCCACCCGACCAAATTCTAAATAATCCAGAGTTTATCCAAATTGAAATCAAGCCGGATGGACTCGGGGGCAGCCGCTTAGGACAAGTAACACATTACACTCGTGTCCCCAGTACCAATCCCAATTTGCCTCCCGTTAGTGAGGGTAGTACCGGTTGGGAAGATGTTCTTTATTTCCGCCATATAGGGTCTCATAACGACGATGAGTCACGCAAGAATGGACTTGGCGGATATGTTTATGTCCTCATTAATGAACAGTATCCTGGAAAGTCTAAAATTGGTTTCACTACTAATCATCCTATCAAACGTCTCCAACAAATTAACAATGCTGGTGTAGTTGTTGATTGGAACTTAGCTTATCATTTTAAGTGTGCTCGCCCTTATGACTTTGAGCAAGCACTTCATGCTAAACTTGATTATTGCCGAACCCGTAATGATAGGGAATTTTTTGATATTCCAAGTGGAGAAGCAATTTTTCTAATTGAAGATATGGGGCCTATGTTTGGTCCATTATGATCGTATATACGGATAGATGTATATTGAAAGTTCGAGCTAACCTTTTTAAGAACTGGCTTGGCTTCTGAATGATAAAATATTATATTAACACTAATTAAGGTTATGAAAGAAAATAAAACTTACGGTATTTACACTTTAAAGTACAAAAACGGAAACACTCATCAAACAGGTATTGTTGAGACTAAAGATCATTGGGACAATATTAAGCTATATGTTTTAAGTAAAGCCACTATAGACCTTATAGAACACTTTAGTTTGAGTTACATGGTAAATGGCATAATTAAAAAAGAAACAGTTATATGAAGAAAGATCTTATTTCCATCAATGTTAAAGAATTAAAAGATTTTTTAACACACATTATTGAAAACAATCGTTTTTTACAAGAACAAGGTAAGTCACCTGTCACTATTGAGGTAATTGGTGAGAGTGGTATTGGTAAAACTTCTGCTATTATTCAAATGGCTAAAGAACAAAACTTAAACTTTGTTAAATTGAATCTTGCTCAAATTGAGGAAATTGGTGACTTGGTTGGTTTTCCAATTAGACAATTTGAAGTTGAACTTAACAATGAAAAAACTTGGGTTGATGAGCATGCTTTTGATGAGTATTTAAAACTTGGTTATCATTCAACAGGTTTGAATCGTATGAGTTACTGTCCACCTGAATGGATTTCTGGAAAAGAAGATGGTGGTATTTTGCTTTTAGATGATTGGAATAGAGCTGATGTTAGGTTTATTCAAGCTGTTATGGAGCTGATTGACCGTCAACAATACATTAGTTGGACTTTACCTAAAAATTGGCATATTGTTTTGACTGCTAATCCTGACAATGGAGATTATTTAGTTAATAGTATTGACAATGCTCAAAAAACTCGATTCATTAGTGTCCAGCTTAAGTTTGATACTGATTGTTGGGCTAAATGGGCTGAAGAAAATGACATTGATGGTCGTTGTATAAACTTTTTGCTTATGAATCCTGAACTAGTTACTACTGATGTTAATAGTAGAAGTATATCAATGTTTTTTAACAGTATTAGTTCAATTAAATCTTTTGAAGAAAGTTTGCCTTTGATTCAAATGATTGGTGAGGGTTCAGTTGGACCTGAGTTTAGTAGTTTGTTTACTATGTTTATCAATAATAAGTTAGATAAGATTATTTCTCCTGAAAATATCTTTGAACAGGATGAAAAATATGTTATGGGTACTTTGAAATCGATTGTTGGTAAAGATGATAAATACAGAGCAGATATTGCCTCAACTTTATCTACTCGAATTGTTAACTATTTAGATGTTTATGCTAGCAAAAATAAAGTTGAAAAATCAACCATTGATAGAATTTCTAAAATAGTTAAAGAAGAAATTTTTACAACAGACATTTGTTATAACATGGTTAGGTCAATTTATAATAATAATATTACTAAATTCAAAACTATGATTATGGATAAAGAATTAGTTAAATTTATAATGAAATAAAATATGAATAAGTTTTTTAAGTTAAATTACCAGTATAATAATTACCACCAAAACCATATATTTAATCTTTCATGGATTGCTAATCAGGGTTTAGAGTATAAAGAAATTGATATTTTAGAACAAAGAATACAGGATGTAAAAGAACTTCTTAGACTGCCGGGTGTTGATGTGAATGGAGAAATAATATATGCTGGTAAAGGTTCTAATATTCCTAGACATAAACTAAAATCATATATTGAAGAAAATAGTTTGAAAAAAACATCTCGTGTTCAAACAGCAAATACTATTATTTTTGATAAAAACGAAATTGAGGATGTTTTAGCGTATTATAATAGAGCAAGTAAAGATGAGTATGCTTTTATTGAATTTACTAAAGAGATCTATAATATTGTTTTAAATTACTCTAATTCAAATAGAGATAGATATTCACATTTTGATAGGGAAATTAAAAGTAAAATAGGAAAAACATGGGTTATTGAAAAAGATAGGTATTATGCTCTACCTTCAGATCTAAAGAAAATAATAAACTGTACAGAGTTTAAAGAATGTTATGAGATGGCTAATTATAGAACTCAAAAGATTTTAGATATTTGTAGTGTTATTGATGTTTATTTAGAGGATAAAGATACTAAAAGTATTGTTTGGGATGATTATATGTTAGAAATTCTAAACTCAGATGGTATTGAGTTAGACGCAGAATATCTAGAAACATTTCATAGTATGTTAAAAAGTAATGAACCATCAGATATCCAATTAGCTTTAGAAATGTTAACTAATATTAATCTTGAAAAAGATGGTTTAACAGTTGCTCTTCTTTTAAATGAATATAAAGATAAATTTAGTTGGGGTACAGGAAATCAAAGCCAAGCATATAAAACCTTGAACAAGTATTTTGAAAGTAAAGAAATTTATTGGAAACATGATTTTAGAGGTTTCTCAGCGGGGTTATGGAATTATTACTCTAATAATAATAAGGCTAAAGAAATTATTAGTGGATTTATTCAAAACAATATTAACAAATATTTGAGCCATACAGTTGATGGGTTTGTTCTTCAAATTGATAGTTTTAATCTTAGTTTATATAAAAGGAAAAAATAATGTTTAACATTTACGAAGAAATAACTAAATATTCTAAGCATTTGATGCTTAAAGAACCATTTTATGGTTTGGTTTTGATTGGATTGAATAAAGAATTAGATAAAAACATTCCAACCGCTTGTGTTACTCCAGATAATATTAATATTAAATTAAAAGTTAATCCTGAGTTTTGGAGTACATTAGATGACAGAACTAAATTAGGTGTTTTAAAGCATGAGCTTCTTCATATATGTTTTTTCCACCTTACCAATTGGGATAGATTTGATAATAAGAAAGTCTATAATATGGCTGCTGATTTGGAAATTAATCAGTATATTAACTCTGATATGAAAGGTGAGGCTTGGGATGGTTTAGAAATTGATGGTCCTAATTTTGCTCCTCTTAATCTTGAACCAAGAAAAGGTACAGGATATTATTATGGAAGGTTGATTGAAGAAATTGAAAACAATCCAGAAGGTGATATTGCTAAAATGGCTAAAGAAGGAGGTAGTTTTGTTATTGATGTTGAAGGAAGTGAGGGGATGAGTGAGGCAGAAAAGAAATTAATTGCTAAACAAATTGATCACCAGTT